GTGATATTAAATCCTGGAATGCACCGGTTTGCACCATACACCGGCTCTCTGAGGCCTGTATAAACCCCTCTGTACTTCCCCCCTTTACACGCCCAGCCTACACGCACCGATACACCCCACACCAGTCCACACCGATACGGTCCTCACCAAACCACACCTATACACCCCTCACCAGTCCGCACCGATACGGGCCTCACCAACTCTAACAGAGACACACCGAGCCTAGCAGAGCGGGAAGAGGGATAGGTGACTAAGCATTAGAGAAAGCGGAGAGTGTGGTAAATAACACTCCGCAACAAACCGGAACGATAAAAACTGTAAGGGGAGAGACTATAACTTGCGGCCTTTCAATGACCGCAAGCTCTGGAAAAATAACGAATTTAAAGACAGACTTTTATGTGGCATACGGATACCTTTTATGTTATGTAACCGCCAATGTATCGACTGATTCTCCGCATATGGATGTAACTTTTACAACGGATAAACCAGTATATGGCCTATCTTATTCCACAAATGCAAACACCGATTCTTCTAACGCCATTACAAATGGCTATACTTTTACATTCCATGGAGGCAGAAACATTGACTTCCTTATAATGATTGGAACAAATTGCAATAATAACTTAGCTCCTATGTTTTAAATATAAACCCTCTCCTATTGGAGAGGGTTTATATTTATGTCGTAATTAATGGGCTTAAATCAGGACCGCTAACGCATATTAGATGATACATCGCCGCAACAGGCCAGCTAATATTCCATTCAATTAAAGACGATGAAGTTTTACTTCTATTAATTGTAAATTCATTCGAGCTATTATAGGATGTTAGTTGCGGTACAATAAAGTTCTTTCCTTTTGTATTAGACAAATGCACAGTCATTGTAGTAGCACTAAATTTGACCGTTCCTAAAATATAAATAACTCCATTATGGACCCATGCCTTACTAACGCTACTTTGGTTTGAATAATGCATAAACTCAAGAGTAAATGGAATACTGCTCCCATCTTCTGATAATACAGAGCCGCTAATGGTTAGTGTTCTGTTGGAAGTATCAATGGTACATTCACCAGACATATACCCCACACTCTCCGCTTTCTCTAATGCTTGGTCAGCCTTAGCGTCAGCGGATTCAGCGGCACTCTGTGCGTTCTGTGCAATAGTCTTAACTCCATTCAACTGGGACAGGTTTACAGCGTCAGTGTTGGCAGTACCATTGGACAAACCAGTAATTCTCTTAGACAGTACATTTACATTAGTCCCCGGATTTAGCCGTAACTCATTAGGGGCGTGAACTTCGGTAACGTGAATCTCACCTGTACCGCCCTCTGTCTGATTCCGGTTAATGTAAACGGAGCCAAGAGCATCAGGAACATTGATATCCAAGTGACTGTTGTGCCGTTTCAGTACAGCCGCCCCGCTACCATCATAGAGGTTAATGGTTCCAGCACTGATTTCACCCTGCATGGAGCCATTCTGTCCCACCAGTACAGTATCAGCGGCCAAGTTAATCAGGTCGTCATTGAGTTTGACCGCACCAGAGTTGGGGTCGTTCTTCTTGCGGCGAATCTCGGTTACACCAGAAATAGCAATTTCTCCTCCTTCTCCATTGGAGAGAGATACGTCAGTACCCTTTAAAGCAACCGGACCAGTCTCAGACTTGACCACCATAGCGTCAGCGTCATTGTATACAGAACCCTTAACCATCTGGTCAGTCAGATTCTTAGCTCTGGCACGGGCGGCAATTGGGTCATAGAACTTGACTACGGAATTTCCGGTCATGTTGATATCGCCTGTCATGTCGCCGCCAGTAAGAGCTAGATATTCCCCACCAAGCTCTCCACTGATTTCCTGTTTTACCTGCTTAATCCCGTCATCGACATACTTCTTATTAGCCGCATCACTGTCAGCACTGGGGGCGGCAAGGTTAGTAACCTTACCGGCGGCACCGGAAGAGCTGGACTGAACCTTGATTCCGCTGTTGGATTCAAGCACAGGATTTACAGCCGTATTCCCATTGAAGTTCAGAGAGCCAGTCATGGTATCGCCGCTTTTGCTCACTTTCGTGTTGACCTGTCCCTGTACGTTTGCTACCTGTTGGTCAACGTACTCCTTAGATACGTCAGTGCCAGTACCTCCACCGCCAGTCTGCACAGCGTCATCCACATATTTCTTGGTCGCTACCTCATTGTCTGCGGTAGGCGCACGACCTGCTACAACAGTAGAGCCAGAGGTAAAAGTCAGATTACCAGTAAGTTGACCACCAGACAGTTTTAGATAGGGAAGGTTAGTCTGTCCAGTAGTCATACCGTTGATAGTGGTCCTAATCTGGGCAATATCGCCCTCTAACCCGCTGATTTGAGCTTGGATTTTCTTGTCAACCTCGTCAATCTGCACCCCAAGGGCAGTATCAGCGGCCTTTCTCGCAAGAACTTCCTGCTCAATAGCGTTGATAAGGTCATTATCAGCGGCGATTCTAGCGGCAATTTCGGCATCCAAAGCGGCCTGAATCTGGTTCTCTCTGGTAGTGGCACGGGTAACTTCTGCCTGTAAGTCACTGGCAATTTTGTTCTCGGCGGCGGTAGCACGGTTAGTCTCCGCAACAATCTTATTGTCCAGAGCCTGTTCAGCGGCCTTGGCACGTTCGGTCTCGGCATCGATTTTCTTGTCAAGAGCATCCTCTGCCGCTTCTGCCCGGTTTGTCTCCGCTTCAATTTTTTGGTCAAGTGCTTCCTCAGCGGCTGTAGCACGTTCGATTTCAGCGGCGATATCCTTTGCGTTTTGAGTAATGCGGTCGTCAAAGGACTGAATCTGCACTCCCAGCAGGTACGTCTCCCATGCGTTCCGTCCAGTGGTCTGAACAAGGTCAGCAACCTCTTTCTGGAACGCATTATTAAAATTTGGGCATTTAGAGATGACCCAGTAAGCCAGATTCTTAGGCTCTTTGGCGTTTACGGGGTCAATGGTCATCTGGCCCATGTACAACATACCTTCGCCAGTGGCGGCGGGAGTGTTGGTAGTAGCGGACGTTACAACAGCTGTTGTACAGCCATAGCCCTGTAAGATTCTAGCAACGGAAGCGATACCCATTCCCGGCTGATTCTGAGCGGAGCAGGAGAAGAAGAACACGGAGCCGGTCCCACAGTTGAAGCCGATAGCGCAGATGGCCTGCTTCTGGGTCATGGCTTCCACACCCTCGATAACCTTGCCGTCATAGAGGATAGGCACGCAACCCCCGATGACATCTACCATCTGGTTTTGACACAAGGTAGTCTCCGTCACGTCTCCCTTAAAGTAGCGCAGGGCACCATGACGATTGAATCCATAGACGTAGCCATCAGGGTTACTCTCGCCGGGGATAGCGGCTCCACGGTACATTGCAGGACCGAACCACTTATCAGAGCCAGCCTGAACAGCGGTCATAATTACGTTAGCGGACTTGATAAAGGACATGTCAAAGATTCCCTGTTCCACGCCGCTGTTGGTGGTGTTGTCATAAGCAGGTGTCAGGCTTACAAAGATAGGCTTTCCCTTTCGGTCAACAGCCTTCTTCTCTACGATTGCGTAGGCGCATCCCTCTGTGGTATCGTAGCCCTCTTGGTAGTTTACCTCGCAATCGTCATAGTACACGTCATTGGAACGGGCCGCCGCCACGCAAGCGTTCATAGCTTCATAACAGTTCTTGCTAATACAATTCCACTGATTGATACACATATTGGTCCGCTCAATAACCTTGCCCATAGCTTCATAAAGGCTAGAGCCTTCAATCACAGTTGGTACAGGGGGAATCTGTCCCATTACAGGCTGGGGCGGCTGGCATACAGGGGGCTTTTGCGGGGGACAGACAGTAGGCGGTGGAGTACATCCACAGTCAGGTTTGGGCCTACAATCGTCCTGATAGGGGTTATTGGGTCTGGTAGGATAGTATTCCATAGTGTGACCTCCTTAAACATTGAGCTTGTCGAGAATGAACATCAGCATCTCACGGGTTACTAATCCCTGTGGATTCTCGTTCGTGATTATCTTTCTTGCGGCCATTCTCTCCATGGCATTTTTGGCGTAATCACTTCCAGCGAAATTGGCACGCTGGGAGAGATATACCTCCATCATTTCGTTGAACTTGTTTTGGTCCATATCTGTTAATTCCTCCTTTAGTTTGTTGCATCTGTCAGTTACCATAGAACGGAAGTCATTCATTGTAAGATTAAATTTTTGCATCCAGTGGTCCGGGTCACCGTGTCCGCTTGCCCATCCCATATCATGCCCTTCCTTGTGGGAGATGATAACCCCTTTTTTGGTTGGGTCAAGCTTTAACGTAATACATAGACAGGCAAACAGGTCGGCGGCTTCGTTCAGGCACAAGGTGAGATGGTGTTTATCAAGCATACTGTCCTCACACATTTCAACCCCGATATGGGTATTGTTGGCGTACCCTCCACAATGCCATCCTTTCATGTTCCAAGGTAACGTCTGTACTGTGCAAATATTGCCCTCTGCATCCCTGCCGATAAATCCATGAACACAAACGCCATTCCCTCCCGGTCTGGGCTCATTCCAGTGGTTATTGTACTTGTTGTACCCAAGGATATCAGAGCCGGGTACATATCTGGACACGTTGGGATTGTTTGCGCCTGTGGAGTGTAGCATTAGACCTTTTACTGTGAACCCCACACCAGCTTTATAACAATCGTTCTTTTCCAGTATCTGCTTAATCAGTCTCATTGTTATCCTCCTCCGCATCATCGTACTTCTTTTCCATGCTGTCAAGAATACGAATGATAAACTGTGGCACTCTAACGTCCATGTCAATCAGGTGTTCTAAAATACTGATTCCCTCTGTGGCGATAAAGTAGAATACAATAGCGTTTCTAACGTAGTCCATACCGAACAGATTATCAATGATTGTTCCTATGATGATAATGCACAGCATAGAACACTTTCTCAGTGCCCCTTTAGCCAGAGCTTCGGAAGAAACACCGTTGCCATATTTACTTAGCTTGAATACTGCGGCGCTTATAAATCCAAGAATGATATCTATAAGCATCAGTGTAAACATCGCCATTAGAGAGTAGTCAAAACCTCCCAATAGTTTCACGGCTGTTCCCCCTATAATTCCGGCTACAACGCATACATGTTCTTTCATTAGAACACCCCCATAAAGTCAACGGCAAGCTCTTTTATAATGTCCTCGTCAATATTCAGGAACGTGCTCCTGAACTTAAGCAACAACTCAGACTGACTTACATTGATAAATCCCTTTACAGTAGCGTTGCTGTTCTTGGTTTCCTTTGTATCCTCCTGATTTGAAGAAGTACCTAAAGTGGTTTCCTTGTGCTTGTCAGCACCATTAGAGAATTGCTTATTATCCTCTTTGGTGTTTTCGTAGCCTTTGTTATTCTCCTTTTCAGTAGAATCTCCGGTAGTATTTTGGTTTTCATTGAAAGTAGTTGTCTGCTCTCTTGTGTGGTCCTCTGTTTCGCTCTTGTCTAACTTTCCAGTAGTGTTTGTGTCCTCTGACGTGTTACCTATGCTTTCAGTAGTCTTGCTAGTGTTGCTTTCTCCATTCTCTGTTTCTGTACTGTCTGTTTTAGTGTTCTTTTCTTCCGTGTTTTGCAGTTCTTCCTTGCTAGTCGAATTGGTTGTTTCATTAGTTGTATCTTTGGTGTAGTTGGTCAGATAATTATTCATTATCTCTACACCAGAGCTAGATACCGTACCTTGGGGAGTATCGGAGTACCGCTGTTCTTTTGTCCCGTTGGACGTAGCATTAGACGTTGTGTTTTTAGTGCCGCTCAGAGTATCCGACATTTCTTCCGTCACGTTTCCAGTTTTATTCACCTTTGAAGCGGTATCGGTTGTTTCCGTGACGTGACCAGTGGTGTCGATGTTAGAGGTCTTTGTTCCATTCTCACTCTGGTCAGTGGTTTTGGTGATATTGATTGTCTCGTTCAGATTTTCCGTGCTCTCCTTATTGGATGTTCCCTCTGTATGCCCGGTAAAGTCACGCTTATTTTCGTCAGTGATTCTGCGGTCATTTAACTGGGCAAGCGAGTTATACATATTCCGGATGGAATCAACATCGTTCCGGCTGGCGGAGACACCAGTAAAACCAAGTTCTCTTAAATCCTTGGAGTTTGTCTCCAAGAAGTGGTTATACAAGGGGATTATTTCCAGCAGTTCAGACTTGTAAAGCTGATTGTAGTATGGCATTATTCTTGCTAGATGCTCATTGAGATAGTGCTTGAATCTGTCAGGAGTTTCCTGACCAATCTCATAGAAGAAATAGTGTCTGATGATTTTATCACACAATTCCTTCTTGTGCATTTCCACAAATGTGGTCCAGCTATCATCGAATATTTCATATCCAGAGCCGACCAGCTTTCCAAGCTCCATTGTGTATCTACTCACTTGCCCCACCTCCAAAGCCGCTGTCATAATCATAGGTGGATAGCTCTTTGATATCAACCTCTATATTGGTGCTGTATCTACGGTTGACTTTCTCTATGTCAAGCCGTAGCTGTTTCAGGTTGACTTCATTAGCCATTTCCGTTACCATGTTATTGGCGTTTACTTCATCCACTAGAAGACGCTCTTTCTTGTCGTCTCCCTTGCTGTCAAGCCCAATAGCGGAATACAGGATATCTTCATACGTCCTGTATGTTTTCCACAGTTGGTCGATGTTCCCAATGGACGGGAGCGGAGCAACTTCAAAGTTAGATTTATCAATGCCGTAGTTTTTGAAAGCAAGTACAATATCTTCATTGTCCTTTATTCGCTTCAAGAGGTTTATAAAAGTGAGCTTCTGCTTTTCTTCACAGAGAATCAGATATGGCCGTTTCATTCTGGCACATACTACGTCAATAGAACGGAGTACGTCCATCATGCGCTTTATATAGGTGTATACTGTAAGTGCTGTTGGAGTGCCCGTAGGATTGTTCCTTACAAGCTCAAACTCACCAAAGGAAAGGGTCCTTGTGAATCCAAAGGAAAAAGCGTTGATTCTGGTAGGCTCATAAAATAGATTGTATTCATAACCATTAGAACAGGGTAATGCTATAAGTCCATAATATTCATGCTCAAAGAAGCAAGCCTTTCCAACTAGATACAGGCTCATGTTGAGCAACCTCTCATTAACTCCTATGGGTAAATTCTTCCAGTCATACCGTGTGACAGCAATGTTAGAATAGCGGTTGTACATCTCCATAAACAGCTTGCTATTCTCCATCTGCGCTTCGGTTTTAACATACATATCTCCCAACGGGTTGTTTGGGCAGTATGTTGACGTTAGAAGCTCCATACCGAACAGACCTAACGGCATATAACCCCTCCTTTCTTATCTATTGTCTTTAGAGTAGTCGCCTATCTCAACGCCATTTCCAACATGCCAGAATGTAACCCCATTGTCTAGTGCCGCTTGTATGTTAGCTCTGTCTGTGCTGTTGAATGGCCCGCTTACAACAGAGGGTGAGCACTTCACATAATTCCAATACGGACGGGTATTCACGTTCGGCTTTTTCATCCGACAGGTTTTATAGCCGAATACGGAAAAGAAGTTATCAATGCTCTCTATCACGGCGGCATCCGGGAACAGCAGGTTGACCAGATACCCCCAGGAATCAGCGGCAATCGCAAGGGCACCAGTGGTAACGCCGCCCATAGCTTGGGCAGGGTCAACAGTTTTATCCATTACCTTACCGATAGTCCCAAGTGCGGAGTGTAGGGCATTAGTTACTCCCATAGTGGTACCAGCTACTGCCGCTCCTCCCCCAGCGAGTACACTACCGCCGACAGCTAGAGACGTTCCACCAGTAGGGGCCGCCAACAACATACTGCCAGCAACTACGGCGGCTGTTCCAATGCCGCCTATAATAGAGGAAGCAAGCTGGGTCCTGTTCTGACTTACCCAGTTAGCAAAGGCGTTTCCTGTCCAAGCACCCTGTACATTGATAGGAATGACCACACCCAGCGTCTTGTTAACTGCTTCGTCTCCCTCCATGTAATTGTTGGGATAGACAAGCACACCACCAGCCCCGGCTAGAAAAGCTCCGCCAGCCTGAAACTGCATGGTAGTTGGATTCGGGAAATACTCAGGGCGTAATTCCACAGAATCTCCCTGCCTGTTGGTAAGCTCCACCTTAAAGAACTCACTGCTAAAGCACTTGGCGTTCTTTACGGCGTATCCGTCAATATTGTCGTATCCCACAGTAGCGGAATGGGTCCACATCTTTACAAAGTTATTGGATACAGCTATTCTGGTAGGACATACCCACATACCAAGGATACCGTCAAGCCGTCCCTTTTCGGCGTAGTTTCTTATAGTAGCACCAAGAGAAGTCATTCCCCCACTGTCAGCGGCGTATACAAAGGTGTTTACACCGATAGGTACTCCTGCGTTTATCTGGATGTTATAGTTGTCCTCTGCGTTCTCGTCATATGCGGACAGTACAACCACAGACCAGTTTTTCTCTGTGCCGTCAAGCATAACACGCCTTTTCAGTACACCAGTTTCAAGCCCTTCCGGTAACAGGTTATTAAAGGAAGGTACTGCACCATTCCAGTCATCTTCCTGCATCTCCCGCTCTACCCAGCAGTCACGCCATATAATGGATTCAATAAATGTCTGCATGGAATCTGTCTGAAACTCGATTTCTGTACAGTTGGGATTAACAAACTCGATGGAAAGGATATTGCAGAAGATAGTCTTTCCGTTGTCGTTCACAAAGCTCATCATATCACAGTTACGGATAGAGTTATACTTTGCGTTCACTCTGGCATAATGCCTGTTCTCCCTCTGATAGCTCTGAGCCGTAAAGGACAGTGGGGAGCGTCCTTCATACCATGACAGTTTGGCCCCTTCACTCTCAAAGTAAGGCTGATTCTGTGGGTCTACTCCTGTGCTCTGGTATAGACGTATCGTAGTGTTGGGCTGAAAGTCAGGCATATTTTCACCACCTTAAATAAGGCCCGGACGGGAAGCCCATCCGGGCCATGTTTAATTAGCCGGTATACTTTTCAGTTACAAAGGACACGCCATTAGCCCAAGGACGGAGAGCAAGGGTATCCCAACAGTGCCACCAGTAAGTCCAAGCCATAACTTCGGAGTTATAGAACTCGGTCATCTTGCGGAGACTGTCACGAATCTGGAAGGCCCCACGGTCGCCAATCCAAGCATACATATTATCTGCACCGTCAAACTTGTCAACGATTACCTGCCGGGCTACATAGTCGGCATAGCTCAGATTAAAGGCGGCACTCAACTTCTGGACATCTACGTTTGCAGCAACGTCAGCACGAATAAGAATAACCAAGTCATCAGTGGAAGTCCAAGAAGTGGCAGGGCTAGAGCCGCCTACAAGCTGATATGCGTTATAGTCAGAGCTGGGAAAAGACATAGCGGAAGCCACACCACGCAAACGGGTCAGGAAAGCGGTAGCGTTTTCTGCGTTTACAGTGGGCAGGGCAAGCACTTCCTGAATCATCTTATTTGCGGCAGTAGCACCACCCAGTAAAGACTTGGTAAGATTGAACTCGTCAATCGTGTTGCCAGTATACAGGCTGTTGACGATACCGGCAATCAGATTCTCTAAAGCACCCCAGCTTACAAAGGCGGCGGTCAACTGCTCGTTGCGGATAGTGACCTTGTATTTGTCACGTCTATTACGCCTGTAGTAGGCTGCCTTTACGTCGGGGTCAACAGGGGTCAGAATTCCTTGGAAATTAGCAGGCTCATACTGAGCACTCTTGGCGGGGTTGATATAGATATCCTCAACATCCAGCCCCAGAGGGATAGAACCCTTCCGTAGAAATGCCAGAGGATTCTCAAACATCTTCTGGTCCACAATGGTAACGGCAATCTTATTTACCAGAGCAGTCAGAAATTCGTTCTGTACGGACTGGTATTCCAGAATGGGGTTACCAACGTCCTGAATGTTTCGGGGAGTAGCCACTGGTACAGCGTCCCGATAGGCTTGACTGGCTTCATTTCTAATAGCGTTTACTGTATCGACAGCATTTGGAATCTTAGTGTTAGACATTTACTTTACCTCCTTGAATAAATCCTCGACAGTAATCGTCTCGGCTTTCGTTTTTTGTTCGGTGGATTGACCACTTCCACCTGTCTTATCGAGATTCTGCTGACCAACTCGTAGAAATAGCTCTAAGTTAGCTTCTTTCAGTCTGGTATTTTCCTGTTTCAGTTGGTTATTCTCAGTCGATAGAGTTGTATTAGTTGCAAACAGGCCCGTGTATTCATCACTGGCTTGTGTAACTAAAGAGGTTAGGGTAGCTTGGTCGTTCATGGCACCAATTACCTTCTGCATATGTTCATTCCATTGTTCAATTGTATATGGCATAATAATTTACCTCCTTAAAATAATCAGGGAATTGGATATCAAGTTCTTAGCTTTCATAGTAGTAAACCTGACCTCTCCCCGGTAGTATTTTTGTTGTAACGCTCCCAGCCATATAAGAGCATCTTTACTATTTCTTAGCTCCGTTGTCTCGTCATGCTCATCTACACTTAGAGAAATATGCTTATTACAGGTAGGGTCATAGCTTTCTGTAATATACCACAAATCAGAGCCTAATATAGTATATACTCCAAGCTCATTTCCCGATACTCTGATGGTCATTATACACGTTCCGGGGCAAGGCATCTTTTCGATGAAACTGGCAGTATCCCTCAAGAACTCGTTTTCCATAGCGTATTTCCCGTACTCTGTTTCGGCTATAATTTTTCCGAATCTGGTTGACTTTGCTTTCTCCGTGTAAGATGGACTGTCTACCAGCTCAAGAAGAATATCATTCTTGCGTAGTATCTTCTGCCCTTTCTGCAAAGACAAATCGTAATACAGGAAATATGGGTTAGTGAATGTTATTGCGTTGGACAAGAACAGGACCGTAACGTCCCTTAGTCTCGCAATCGTTGAGTACATCTCATTAAAGGTCTGTACTTCATCGGGCAGATACCTTATCAGCCCTTGGTCTATAATGAACTCGTCAAACAGAATCTTGGTTACATATGGGAACGGTACCGACTTGAATTGAGAAGCCCTAGACAAAGGCAGTGCCCATCCAGCAAGTTTACCGTCAATGTAAAAGCACTTCTTTTTCACAGCCAGAGCATGGTCTTGAAACTCATGCTGGATATCATCGAAAAATAGGTCAATCTGAGACGACTTGATTTCCGTTTCATATCGGCGCAGATAGATAAACTGCTGTCCCTTAGTTATAAAGTCTTTTATGACCCTTCGTTTACAGGAATACGTCTTTCCCACTCCACGGGGTCCAACCACAAAGTTGAACAAGCAGTTATAGGAAAGCGTCTTATTTACATCGTACCACATAGCTTCACCTATGAGAAAAGGGATAGTATGAGCGATTACAAATAGTCTGTGAAAACCTTGTAACACTTCTGGCCGACTCTCCGCCGTCACACCCAGCTAGTGATTTATAACCTGTCTCATATATCCCTTTAGAGTATTGTATCATAAAAATCACCCTTTGTCAACCCTTAATTTGGAAGGGCCGCTCCACCAGAACCACGCCGCCCTTTATGTTTTTCGGGACCAGCTTCCCCTCGAATATCTGTCCCGGCTCCATCGTGTCAAAATTGAACAGGTGCCGTGCTGAAACAGGTAACCCAGCGCACTTCTTATCAAGCTCTCCGTCAAATTCTTCAATATAACATTTGGCTCTGTGATATTTTGCTCTTGTGAACTCACCTTCCAGTTTGAAAGCACCCAGTCTGTAATTGTCTATGTCCAAGTCTACCTTTTCCCTTCCAAGCACATGAACGCTATCAGTGTCGGCATATATGAATCTGTCACCACAAGCATTAGCGGCCCTAATTATCTTGTCTCTTGCATAAGAGGTGATAAAAGCCGCTACCGGAATATACCCGCCGTTACCAATTTCAGGTATTAGTCGTCTGTACTTTACTATGTCGTCTGTCTCATCCAGATATGGATATTTAGAAGCCTTCTCAGGATTTGAACCAAACTTCCCATACAGTGAATTAAGCATCAGTTTAGCGATATGGTACATGGCTTTATTTCCTTCCATCTTTGCCTTCTGCTTCACGTCATACCAGTAGTCGATATATTCAGAAAACAGTCCTGTCTCTCCCCTGAACTTGTACCCACCTATGTAAGTTATATCCCACACGTCATAGTTGTCGAACAAGAGCTTTAAGTCAACACTTGTCAAATGAAGTATTACAGGGTCATCCCCACTTTCCTTAATATACTCTGTACTGGAAAACCTGAAACTGTTCTTTAACTGTATGCTGGGGTAGTGTCCTTTTTTCAAACTGAAACAGCATTGAAGGCATTGAATATAAAGAGGGTAAAACTCATCCGGTTTATACTCCCCGTCATAGTAGTACGTATTACCAAACGGTAGCATACAGTATTTCATGGCCCAAGGGTACATGGAGTTTACATCATATACCTGACCTTCACCGACCATCATTCCCTGATAAGCTTCGTTCAGATATGTCCAGCCACCTTTATACGATTTCCTGCAATCCTTGTCCACCGCATATTCAATCGGCGGGAATCTGCGTTTAAACTCCTTGTTTGACAGGACCTTCTTATAGTTGTACAGTGCGTTGCTTGCCGCTGTCATCTTAATCAGGCCGTTTTCGTGCATGGCTTTTATGCCCTTTGCCACAATCTCCACGTCTACCTTAACGTATGATATTTCTTCCTCTGTCGGTACATGGTTGAAGTCTCTGTTTTCGGCATAGTCCAAGTCAAGTTTATGGATATCCAACCCAAAGGCTTTTGGAATGTCTCTAACTGGAAGTGTTATAAGCTTGTAGCTGTCTATAAACTCAACTATTGTCCCGTTGAAAAAGTGTACCTTGCAGGTATAAAATAGCCCCATGTCTGATATAAGCGTTGTAAAATACCCCTCTCTAGGCTTCCTTTCGCTAGTATGTTTATATCCGTTGTGGAATAGCCAGTAAAACATAAATTGAACATCGAATTTAATATTGTGGAAATACGCCTTACAGTCAACAGTAGATATCTCCTCCATGAAACTGTCGATATCCGTCCCGTATACAAACGTAGTACAATCTATGTCACATTTTCCCCATAACCATACACGGGTTTCGTTGGGGTCAACCACTGTCTCAAAATCAACACTATAAACAGGTTTTTGCACATCATGTACGCCTTATAAGCTCATTCCACACATCGAGTATGCGTTCAAGAGCCGCTTCCCTTCCTTTTTGGTCGTACAGAAAGTTAATCTGCAATACATCGCTATACGATGATAGTTGACCTAAGAGAAAAGTGGATATGTCCATACCAGTAACCAAGTCGTATATCTGCTTAGCCAATCCCATACTCACAACATCCCCGGCAAAGGTAGCAGGTCCCAGCATCTCATTTATAAGAGCATTGATATAATTCGTTCTCCACAGTTCAGCTTTCTCCCTGTAATAGCCTTCCTCTATCTTCTTTAACAGTTCTTCATATTTAACCGTGTCTCCTGTCTTTAAACCAAGGTCCCGAAGAAAGAAGTCATTGTCAGAGGGGAATCTGCCATAGGGATTTAACCTTCCCACCTGTTCCTGTGTTTTTACGCCGGGTCTAAGCTCATCGACCTTTTTACTTCTCTGCCTGTTCCTTTCGTTTATCCGTTTTTCCCGTATCTCTATTTCCTTCCGTCTCCATGCGGTAGTAAGGTCGTTCCCATATGTCTCTGGAATAAGCGTCTTAGCAGTTGCCCGTTTAATCGCCGCTAAGTAATCCCGGTACTCCTGTAAGGTCTGAATCTTCTCCATAGCTTCACTTGCCGTCTGCTTCTGTGGAAGGATATAAGATAGGTCACCCAGTCTGGATTCTGCGGAGCGTATCCTCCTATTAAATTTAAGTATCTCTTTTCTCAGCTCATTTTTTCGAGCTTTTGTCCATCGTATTTTAGTGCCCTTTGCCATGTAATTTCCTCCCCATTAAAGAAAATGAGAAACCCCCTGCTTTCAACCTTCCTATACAGGTTAACGTCAGTCAGGTCCTTACTGACACGAAAGTCCATCTTAAATCTGTTGGACAGGCTATCCTCTGTTTCTTCATAGAATCCATTTCGCAGGGCAATAAAGCGAGTCTTTATGCTGTCGCTGGAAAAACAATACTCTATTTCATTAAGATTATCATATTGCACAGTGTAGGTAAAAGGAGACTTTTTAAGGTCATGCTCTACCCCGTATCTTGTCATTGTTTTCACCGCCTTATAAGTACGGCCCCCTT